GTATAGCGTTACTTTGCCCTTCCGTACTAAAGAAGATGGTATGGTAGAGTTCAAAATCTCAGAAGAAGGCTTGAGAGACCTTGTTAATTTAATCCGAAGTAACTTTGGAGCTCAAAGATGAACACACATTTTCATTTTAAAAAACAACTAGATGATGGTGCTAGAGAAATGTTCTTCTATGGGTTAGAACGAGAAGAACCACACTCAGTCAGTATTATGCGACACAAAGGATCATTAGACAATTTTCCTACTAACTTAGAGTTTGTCAGAATGATGACTGAAAGCACTCCGTTGTTTAGGGAAATAGCATGATGAACCTGCTAATCATAGCAGTGGTAATCGCAATCGCTGTGTCAATCGTTCGTAGATTGCCCGGCGGTTGTCAGCGTGACTGTAATCAGGGGCGTAACTGTGACAATAAATGTACAAGACATGACACCTGAAGAGGCTAGGGCTTGGATTCGCAGAGTCATAGGTCCCCCTCGCAGAGTATTAGATGGTACAGAGAAAGAGCATATGCTCACTGTGTTTAGATTGCTAGAACCGTTTGAAACTAGCAATAATCAACGGTCATTCACAGAAGAATATAGACATGCGAACAAAATATACCATGTGCATTATTTTGAAGGTGAAACAGAAGTAGAGGAAATATTACAAGATGAGGAATCTTAAACTAGTCGATGCAGTAATAGCACTACACGAGATTCGTAGGACAGTCGAAGAAGAATGCGGTCGTTGCAAAGTCTCCATTGAACTTGAACGATGTGCTGACCAATTACATGAAATGTCACTACAAGATGCAAAGAATGTAATAGCTGTCAAAGATATTATAAACAAGGCAAAAGAATGATTTTTAGCACCTAAAATAGAACAAATGTTGAGAATGTGATAAATACTTATAGGAGAATACTATGAGTTTTATTTACAAGACGACCAATACTATCAATGGTAAAATATATATCGGAAAGTCAAAATTGAACGACCCTGCGTATCTCGGATCAGGTATGATATTGAGACAAGCAATTCAAAAATATGGCATAACTTCTTTCGTCAAAGAGATAATAGAGGAATGTGCTGATGAAGTCGTAAATGACCGAGAGAAATTTTGGATTGGGTATTATAAATCATTTGAACGAGGTGTGGGTTACAATATTGCGTTAGGTGGTAGCGGTGGAGACACCACTACGCACCACCCAGATAAAGATGTAATTGTTGAGAAAAGGAAACATGGTCTATCAACTTGGCACGAAACGATGACTGAAACACAAAAAACAGAACATGGTAACAAAATTAGTGCCGCAAAAAAGGGAAAAAGTAATGGACGAGAAGGATACAAACATTCATCTGAATCCATTGATAAGATAAAAAACAATCAGCCACCTAAAACAGATGAATGGGCTAAAACTCATGCAGAAGCGATGGCAAAACGGAGAGGAACTTCATTGACTAAGAAATATAAAAGAGTTATAGTTGATGGGGTTGAGTATGAAAGTGTCAAACATGCAGTCGCTGGTCTGGGACTAAAGTATGCGAAATATTTCCATGACATGCGGAGAAGTGGTAAAATAAAAGTAGAGTATATATGAATATTTTCAATCAAGTAAAACAACTCAAGAAAGAGGGTAAAAGAATTGGTATCGTTTTTTCGGCATTTGATTTGCTTCACGCGGGACACATTGCTATGCTTAGTGAAGCGAAGAACCATTGTGACTACCTCATTTGCGGACTTCAAACTGATCCTACAATTGACCGCCCTGAGACTAAAAACAAGCCGATACAAAGTATTGTTGAGCGTCAAATTCAGTTGGCAGCTTGTCGTTATGTTGATGAGGTTGTTGTGTACAGTACCGAGCAAGACCTCATTGATTTACTCCTTATACTCCCCGTGGATACAAGGATACTCGGTGTCGAATACGCTGATAAACCTTTCACGGGCAAATCCGAATGCGTTCTTCGGGGGATAGAGATTATCTATAACGGACGAGACCATAGTTTCAGTTCTAGTAGTTTGCGTAAACGTGTATATGACAGTGAAGCAAATAAGAGAGGTCAACAATGAGTAAGTACGACCAATTTATGAGTAAATTTAGAATCAAGCATGTTGGTGTGGTGCGTGACCGTATGTATGATACTATCAACTACGGAGCTAATCAAACGGCTAGATATTATTCTGACCGTGAAGAACTTATTGAAATGGAACTTACACGTAGTGGGTTTGAAGAATTGGTTCAACTAGACGATGAATACACACGAACCTGGCAAGATGAAAGTGATGAACGATATTTACGTAGGCAACATCCTGCTATAGCAGAAGCGTATAGTAAATATCGTATGCTTTTGGAACTATACAAATAAAATTTGGTAAATAGATATAGCGGTCTTCGGTCATCATCCCGCTTTACAAATTCTGCTGCCTATGTTACAATTAATATAGGAGAAATTATGCAACCGATAACATACAAGTACGTAAGTACAAAAGAGTACCATGACAGCTTTCCATGCGCCTATCGTCAATGGCGTGCTGACAGTCATTGTAATTTGATTCATGGATATAGTTTCAGTATGAAGTTCTATTTCGGTACTGACAACTTAGATGTTCGCAATTGGGCTATGGACTACGGTGGACTGAAAGAATTGAAAAAGATTCTTGAGGATCAATTCGACCATACATTGCTTGTTAGTGCAGATGATCCAGAGCTAGAAACATACAAGTTGCTACAAGAAAAGAAGATGGCTAAACTCACAATTCTACCTCGACTAGGATGTGAAGGATTGAGCGACATGCTTTACAAATATGTCAATGGTGTTTATATCCCCGACCTATTAGGGCAAGGTGAAAGTGATAGACTTTGGTGCTATCGGGTAGAAGTACGTGAGACACAAAGTAACATGGCTTTCCGTGAAGGTCATCGTGAATGGAATGAGGACTTACTTGCGTAAACTCTGGCGTATTTGGGCAAAAGCCCTAGGCGAGAAGGCTGGCAGTACGGACAGTGAAGCTGACCGTATTGCTGTCATCCGTTCTTTAATTGTGCTATCATATATAGTAACAAATTGTTTTATTATAGCGGGCGTCATTAGACATTGGTAAATATGAGTCAAATAAAAATATCAGAATTATTCTATTCAATTCAAGGTGAGGGTAAGTTCATGGGTGTACCTAGCGTGTTCTTGCGAACATTCGGTTGCAACTTTGAATGCAACGGCTTTGGGTTGAACAAAGGTGAAAAGAGTACAGAGAGGGACACAATTGCGATTAATGCAGAAAGTTTTACAGATTATAAATCCTTACCGCTTGTCAGTACGGGATGTGATAGTTATGCATCTTGGGACCCTCGTTTCAAACATCTTAGTCCTGTGCTCGATTCCGATACTATTGCTAGTAGCATTGTTGATACACTTCCTAGAGGTCGTTGGATGGATGAACACCTTGTTATCACGGGCGGTGAACCACTGCTCGGCTGGCAAAGAGCGTATCCTGACCTTCTTTCGCACGACAAAATGAGGTCATTGAAAGAGTTGACGTTTGAAACAAACGGCACTCAACGCATCAGTGACGAGTTTGGCAAATACTTAACTACTTGGCAAAAGCATCGTGCTAAAGATGCGATTACATTTAGTGTGAGTCCAAAACTTAGTATCAGCGGAGAGAAGTGGGAAGATGCTATTTGTCCTGAAGTTGTCTCGGGTTATAAGATGTATGGATTTATATATCTCAAGTTTGTTGTGGCAACTAAAGAAGATGTAAAAGAGGCAGAACAAGCAGTAGATGAGTATCGCAAGAAAGGCTTTACTGGTCCTGTGTACTTGATGCCATGCGGTGGTGTTGAATCTATTTACAACTTGAACGCACGTAACGTAGCAATTGAAGCAATGAACAGAGGCTGGCGATATAGTGATAGATTACAAGTGCCGTTATTTAAAAATGAATGGGGGACATAATGAAACAAGTTGTTATTACAAGAAATCAATACGAAAAACTAAAAGAAGTTTTCGAAATGTACGATCTTGATAGGGTTGTATGGAAAGAAGAATCAGTTAGTGGTATTGGTCCTAATGTCACTATTGAGTTCGACCCAAAGAATACGATCAAGATGGATATCACTGATGTGGAGAGTTGGTAATGGAAGACGGTGAGCCCCAAACATACGATCCATTTAAGCGTAGATGTATCGGTACCGAGTATAAATTTACTTGGTTCCCGCAAACATGTCACATCACTGGAAAAAAGTTGTGGCTAAAGAATGCATATAGACAAACAGCAATGATTACCGGGCCCGGAGAATCTATATTTGATTATCGCTGGTATCAAAAGGATGCATTCTTAGTTGCTAGACTTAAGGGAATAGTATGAGAACATACGATAAGCGAATTGGCTTTTTGGTGAGTTATCAAACACTCATTCCTCACGGTGGCATCGGTCAGTTTGCTAAAAGTTTTTGTGAGTTGATGGATGAATATAATATAAAAGTTGATATCATTACAGACAAAGAACCGCAAGATAGTGAGTTTGTAAAGTCACTGAAGGCTAACGTTGTTGCACCATTAGAGCCGCTCAAGTACACAGAGCATAGTAATATCTTTATGTATGGTGATACATTCTGCTATGAGCGTATGGCTAACTTCCGTACTGCTATTGTTGAAGCACTAGAGCATAACCTATACGATGCATTGATTTGCAATACTTATGAGGCCGTGCAAGTAGCAAGTACAATGGGTCTTGAGGACGTTATTCAAATAATTGCTTATACTCACTTAGAAAGTCAGATATTCAAGGACACTAAGAACCCATTCTTATACAATACGAATGTATTGATGCGTCAACAACTAGAAACAGATAATATTTTTGTAGGTACGCAAAGTATGTTCAACTTGTTGCACGTAAACGGAACAGCACAACATCTCCCTATTCCCATCACTGAGCGTAGTTTACTAGAAGAATACAACAGTGAACGTGAAGGTGTATTGTTTGTTGGTCGTTGGGAAGAAGGTAAGAACCCTGAGTTGTTCATTGACTTGATTGAACAAACGGGTTTACCCGCTAAAGTAATGACTAGTCCTAATGGTGTCAAGAAGTTTGAAGAACGACTAAAGAAGATCGGTGCTACATATGATGTTCGTGCTAGTATTGTTGGACAAGAGAAAGTAGACTTTATCAAATCTAGTCGTATCGCCTTCAATCCTAGTGTAGTTGAATCGTACGGTATGGCTTTCTATGAGCAACACATTCAATTACCTACATTAGTATTAGAAAATCAACGATGGACTAAAAACTTCAACAGTGATTTCTTCTATACATGCACTAAAAAAGATATGGCTAAACGAGCTAAAGAGTTGTATGATAGCTTTGAAAACGCAGATACATGGTACTTGTTAGGTTCATTGGATAATGCCAAGAATCATGAATCAAAAGTGTTTCACAAATGGAATCAGTGTTTCAATGAGTTCAAGTCTAAAGAATCTAACACTAACACAGCAAAGATTTGTGGTGAAACAACAGTAAGGTTACAAGATTACATCAAGGGACTGGATCGCAAAATTATTTGTATTGATGATATCCGTAGTGTATTAACGAACAAACATAAGTTTAGAGTTATCTATACAGATGAAGATACTTACTTAACAAAAGATCCTAACTTTGAACCAACAGAGGAAGTGACAGGTGAAAGCCTGTTTGTATTTGAATGAAAAAGATTTTAATTACAGGTAGTTCAGGATACATAGGTAGTCATCTATGTAAAATGTTAGAGGGTAAATACGAGGTGCATGGTTTAGATTTAAACATGCCCCAAACACCAGTTGATAGATTCTACAAGCAAGACATTAATCGACTGTTTGAACCTGAATCAGAATACGA